CCGGTGTAGAAAAAAATATTTTCACCATAAAAATATGGGGGGGAGTTAATTATTATCATGTTCATTATCATTTACAGCTACTAAATCACCTAACTCGTTGAATATCATCCCACGTGTCGGTCTAACTAATAGGCTTGCACCGCTCGTCAATCCAGTAGGTATCGTCATAGCATCTAGCTCTGCATGTATTGCATTGTGACATTCAATACATAAGAACATAAGATTATCCCAACCATATGCAACCGCATCATTGTTAATGTTGTTTGGGTTTAGTGGCTTTTTATGATGTACTACCCAACGTTGTCTAGTCCCATCTGCCTTATTGATACTTTTTAATCCATGGCATCTTTCGCATATATAAAGCTTTGATTCTGCATATGCCTTTGCACATCTTCTCCACCTATATGAATTATAGAAATTTTTAGAATACTCTTTTGCCATTTTTTAAAATATCCCCTTTTTTCTAGGCCACTATATTTTATACATCATATCCCATTGCTCTACGATTAATTGCATATGCTTCATCATATGTAATACCTTCACGCTCTGCTACTTTATTTAAGCAATCATCTTTAGTTGGATATTGTCCACTGTGTGTATTGATATGGCATTGCGTACAGAGTTGTATTAAGTTCTCCTTAATATCTCCACCGCCACTACCACGTGTATTAATATGATGTGGTTCTATATTTGTTCTTTGTCCGCATATTTCACAATATGACTTCCGAATTTCTTGTATCGTTTTTTTGGATGTAATTCTTTTATGCTTCATCAATTTCCTCATATAAACTAAAAAGGACCGCATCATACAGTGTTGTGCGACCTGTGTATGATGTAGTCCTTAATAGTGTGTAGTTTTTCTAGGAGGCTTGTTGAAAGTGTTCTCTTCATCCATGCCCACATACAGTATCTCATATATTGAGTGTCAAATAATAGCAACCTTTTTGTAAATTTCCTCGAAATTTTTAATTGCTCTTTTATGTAAGTTATGAACATTCTGCCTTGAACAATCTATTAGTTCTGCAACCTTTTCCCAGGTGCATCCATTAATGTACCTATCTACTAAAACAATCCTTTGCTTAGTGCTACAAATTTGATTGATCATAAATCTTGCTCGCTCTCTCTCCTGCAAGAAATCACTCCATTCTTTCATAATCTCTTCTGTAACCGCATCAAGATTTGCAACTTTATCCGCAATAGTAATTGGTTGCCCTCCACTTACTTTATCCTTACTATAATCAATGGCTTGTAAACTCATGATATCTTGTCTTATTCTAAATATTTCTCTCTCCTTACACCTTATATTCAAATCAGTATCACGTATCTGATTTAAATATTCCCTTCCAGTCATCGGCTATTATTCCCCTGTTCCTTTAATTTATCGGTCCATTCTTTCCATGTATATATTGGCATCCCTTTTGCTATTGCAAATGACCATTCACCAATGCAGCCTTTAGATGTTTCCCAGTCCCCACATAATACTAAGGCATCACATTTATTTAACATGTCCAAACATATTTTTAAGCCTTTTGAGTATTGTGTATCAAAGTACAACATGCTGAAATTGTGAAGAGGTGATAGATATGTATTGTTCTTATCTATCATTACTAGGTTTTCCATGATTGTATCAATGGAATACTTATTGGCTTTATCTCCTCCAAATGGATGAGCTACATATATTAATTGGTTTTTAATCATCCGCTTCTCCCTCTTGTACTAGATCATTGATGTGAAATGTTTCACCCTCAGCCGCATCATCTGCCAATTCTTCTTCCCATAGTTTACCCTGCGCTCTTGCACCTTTTACAAACATCTCAATTTCTTCAACTAATGGAATTAATTTATCTTGCGGTTTCTCTTCTACTTTGATCCATGAAGTACTAATTGTACATTCATCACCTTTTTTATTTGTTATCAAAAGCACATATTTAACTTCTGTGATAACTCTAGGCAGTTGTTTATGCCATTTAAAGTTAATGGATTTAATCTTCATCCACTCTTCTTCAAACAGCTTAAATACTTTAAATACTTCAAATACTAGCGTTCTTGCTTTTACATATGCTTCTAATATCTCTGGTCTGAAATCATCTTCTGTAACCAGTTGATATGTTTCAGTAATACCAGCATTATTTACTTTCTCATACTTTACTTTCTTTTTATCCCCAAATCCAATGCTTAGTATCCTCATCTTTATTTTCCTTTCCGTTGTTTATCTTCGCACACCCAATCCCCACAGAGTACTTTATTTCGTTTGTTAGTGTGAAATTTCTTTCCGCACTGCACACAGTATCTTGTGTATTTAAATGCTTTCTCTAATCTTGCTTCACGTTCTTGCTCTAGTTGTTCCTTCGTCTTTCTAGGCTCTACTGGTTTGCCTACTCTACAATCTGGACACCATGTGTTATGGCTATCTGGTGTAAACAACCTATCACATCTATGACATTTTCTTTGCATGTTTGCTCCTTAATCTTTTACAGTGCAGCTATACCCTTTTAGCTTTCTCATCCTGTGCCTAATGGTTCTTACGTTATCCCCAACATATTTATAGGCATCTCCCTGTATATTCTTCTGCTCGTTATATTTATCTAGCTGCACTCTCCATTGAATATAACTTTCACATTTACTGTGGCATCCTACTTCTCTAAATTGGCACTCCCTGCATGGTGGTTTCATAATAACTCCTTGCCCATTGATTAAATACTTTGCTCCCCCTTTAATTCATCTCTTCGCATCCTTGCCTTCATCAATGCATCAGATGATATGAATACATATCCCCAATGTGGGATGAACGCTTTAATAACTTCTTTTGAGCGCCCTTTTACAATATGATCATGTGCTTTACATACATTTCTGTATCTGTCATTCATGCTCATAGCCCTCTAATCTATTGCCTATTACTTTAACTTTCCCATTATTTAATACAAATGCTAAGTCAAAATCTAATACCGCATCATGTTGTGTTGTGTCCTGCTGGTTAATTGCCTTGCATCTCCATTGGTATTTATCAACGCTGTAATATACTTCCCCTACCATTGGTGTATCTTGTATTGATTTGCAATCAAACTCAATATGGTCCTTTTCGTATATTCTTTGTCCTAGTGTGTCTTTTGCTTCGCTTCCTCTACATAGTGTTCCGTCCTCAATTGGTACCCATGCATAGGTATCATTTTCTACTGCTAATAGTCTTATTTGTGAGTAGCTTTGCTTTATTTCATCACTACTTACCCATTCTGACCTGTTCACGTTCTTTCGTAGGCCTTTATATACTAATGGCTTCATGCTACCTCCTCACACACTGCATTGATGCCCAGTTTCTTTAGTAACTCGTGTATCATCAATCTTCCTTTTTGTGTCCAGCGTGTAGATGCTTTGCACTCCAATCTTCCGTCTGTAGTCATGTATGTGTGTGTCTTAGTCTTTGTGTACCCTTTTCGCATTAAATCGCTGTACAAAATCCATTGACCGTTTACGCTACGTTGGATGTGTGCATCATGTAGTATCTTGTTTAAAGCTTTAGCACTTAATCCATAGTCTGCAGCAATCTGTGTTACTGTCATTGCATTTGTACTGCTTAGTATTTTGTCCACATAGTCAACCTTTGGCTCATATTCCGCTATTTGTTGTTTCTGTTGCTCAATGATAGCCTTTGATTGGTTATGTGCTTCTACTTCGTCTGCGTATAATCTCAATGCTTCTGGTAGTGTCTTTGGAATATGTAGATCATAGCTTCCTGTTTTTCTAATTTGTGGAAGTACTTCGCTAGTTACCCAGCGTTTAAATTTCTTCGCACCTGGCATCTTTGATTTCAATATCAATGAATATAGTCCAGACTCATTGATTAAATATGTTTCTCTGTTTTGACCTGTGTCGGCAATTTGCCAACGCAGCTTATCTTCTTCATCAATATGTTTTCTAATTGCATCTGCAGTATCTTTATAGCCAAGTGCAGTTGCTACGCTCTTGGCCACAAAGTACACTTCATCTTTAATAATGATTGTTCTAAGTTCCCCAAACTCATTACTATTGAATAGTGTTGTTACATGGTTCATAACTTTGTCCCCTACTATTAGGCAATACTTCTTATATGACCTAACCATTTTATTTACTCACCGCATCAATTCAGCATATATTTTTATGTTCTATAAATCTTTGTTGGAGCATATGCAGGACAGTCTTCACATTCTTCTTTCTTTAGCCAATGTAATGTACCTGCAGTTTTACCTTTGAATACTTTTATTGATGTTTTCCCCTTAGGGCAAGATGCTTTCACCCATAATGCACCGCTTTTTGCTGGTCCAAATGAATGGCTACATATTTTTCTTGGTCTACCTCTTCGCATATTCCCTCCTAGAATGGAATATTTTCATCATCATCTACAAATCCATTTTCAAAATTACTTGCTCCGCTTTCATTTTGTTTAAGTCCATATGTAAGATTTTTGACTACAATCTCTGTAATGTATCTTTTACTTCCGTCTTTTTCGTAGGATCTAGTTCTTAATTCGCCATTTACTGCTACAAAATCACCTTTACGTAACCCACTGTAAAGTTCCGCATCAACCCAACATACTATGTTGTGATATTGTGTACTCTGTTGCTCATTCACATATTTATTTGTTGCCATTCTAAATGTTAGTACTGGCTTTCCTGTTTTTGTATATCGTAGTTCTGCATCTGCTACTACGTTACCGCTCAAAAATACTTCATTTACGTTTATCATTTACTTCATCCTCCCATTTCTCACATTCTTTACTAATTACGCATAATGCCATTATTGATACTCCTAGCATTGCCCCTATCACAATGCCTATTCCTAGTAGTTCCATGTTTTACCTCCTCAATTCTTACTAATCTGTAAAATCTGTAAGGATACCCTTCATCTGATACAGCTTCAACTACACTGTCTGTTTCTACGTAATAACCTTTTGGCGGTTGGATATAATCCCTCCACTCACTTGGCTTCAATATTTCTGTTTTTACTTTTGGTTTTTCTAAGTTTTTGCTACTATTCCACCTGCGCTTAAATGCATCTTCTTTATCTGAGTAGCATGCACTTCTTTTTTCTTTTACAAAGTAGCTTGCTAATCTCACTGCGTCTTCTGCTCTACCTTGATACAACATCAGCTTATGCATACCATGCGGCCATAATTCATTGATTTCATCTGAATACAATTCCGCATTATTTATGATCATGTGGAAATGTATTCTTGTTCTCCCCTCCGCTATGTAAATGTATTTCAATTCTTTATCCAGTTTTTTATATCTTCGCTTTAGCCTTCTTATAAAATTCTGAATATCTTTCTTTGCATCTTCCCATGTAGCAGGCTGTTCTTTATATGTGAGTGTGATGTAACAATCATTTGTAGTGAAGTTATTATCAATCAACATACGCAGCATTGCTTCTGCTTGTTTTTCATTTTGCTTTTTCTGTGCTTCTGGTGTGATGCTTTTCTTTTTTACACGCTTTCCATTCTTCCTATAGGTTCTTGATGTGTGATAATCAAGTACCTCTATCATATTTTTAGATATGACCTTCTTACGCTTCCTCATCGTAATTACTCCCCATGGTTGATTTGTTAATATGTTATATCTAGTTAATAAGAAAAGCCTTGAAATAAGCTTTTCTCTAGTCTTTCATGCCCATGTGTGATATAATTACGTTAGGTTTGGTGCGTAATTACGTGCCTGAAAGGGCTACTTTAATCGGTAGCCTTTTCTTTTTGCCTAGGATAATTGCAATGCATGTCACCTTGTTCAATCTCTAAATATTGACATGCATCGCAATGTTCTATGCATATAATCCCTTTGGCCTGTCTACAGTGTATGTAGGCACGGCTTTTTTTATTGCACTCATCACATATGCTGCAGTGTTTACTCATTACATGTCACCGCATCAAGCAGTATTTCTCTTGCCCTTAATGCAAGATATACCTTGTTTTCTTTAATTGGGCCTTTACCTGTTATGCGTAACACATACTCCCCTGTTTTTCGCTTAATAAAAATAGCGCATCCATTTGCAAGAATAGTAAAATCTAAACTTGTGCTTTTATTGCTTACACTAATTGATGTAATTCGTTCCCTTAAAACTTGCATTTCTTCATCATCAAACATTAAATATGTTTTTAGTAGATCTAGTGCTTTTTCTTTTTTGTCTTTCATGTTTTATCACCTCCTTAACCCTGCCTAACATCCAGATTGTGATGCCAGTTGTTAGTGTTAATACTATATTGATTAATATTTGCCAGCCTTCTGCTTGCTCAATTCCTCCATATAGTCCTAACCCCAATATTCCCAAGCACCATTGCACGGTTGTAATTAGATTTATAATGTTCATCTTCTATGCCCCCTTTAGCCACTTCATGTGCTGCCCTTTCATCCATGCTTCAAATTTATCTACATGTACCAGCGTTTGTTGTGGTCCTAGTTGCATACAGATTTCATTAAATCTACCTTCATTGCGGATCATATCTACTCTTCTGTAGATATACATTCTGCTGCGCCCCCATATCTTAGCTAATGTACTAATAGGCACATACTTTGGTTGAACACTTTCCATTCTATTAATCCTTTCTTATTGCTATAATTATTTAAAAGGAGGTCTTTTATGAAACCCACTAATGACTTATTTAAAAAATCTGAAGCTATTAGTAATGCCATCCAAAAAAATATAGGGATTATGAAAGCATTACCGATTTCTAATTTTCAGTTATCGCAAAAATCTATTGAACAAGAGTATTTAAACTATAAAGAAGAACTTGATTCATTTGATTCACACGCTCATTATCTAACCAATGAAAATTTAGAAAAATTAATATTATTCATTAATAGGAAGTCAAAAACTTACGCTGAATTAAAAGCAGAAGTATCAATATTGAACGATGCAACTCTCCAATTGTATTTATCCAACACTCCCAAAAAGAAAGTTGAACCACCCTTTTATTCTATTGATCGTATATCTGCAATCTCTAATACTACCTCTCTAGTACATTCCTACTTTAAGCTTGTAACTATACCAAAAGATTTTTTTGCACCTTATTATTTTGATGATTCTGATGAATTTCAACTAACCGTATCCGGTTTAAATTTCTTACATCAATTGGAAAAAGAAAATCATGCATTACAGCTTGCAGAAGAAAGTCTTCGTATTT